CAAGGTGGCCCACCCCCCCCCCCCCCCCCCCCCTACCAAAGAGCTAGGGACACAGCACCGGCAGACGTAGGCCGGCTGCAGGCTCATTTCGTGAGCCACCGACAGATCAGACTGCTGTACATGCATACAGTTATTCAGCCGGGTATAGATCGGGACGCAATTGCTGGCGCGGGACGCCTGTTGCGGCCTCGACGGCCAGCACGCGCATTGGTGGGCATAGGCTCCACCGCGCAACCGCAGGGCGGCTGACGCCAACCAGTTTTGCCAGCGCGGTATATCCGCCTGCGCTTTTGATGGCGCGCTGAAGCGCCAGTTCCGGGCTTGATTCGTGCATGACTGTGCTCATGCCCGTATCGTAACTCAGTGTTACCTGTATGAGCAAGCGCAAGTTACGCGCGCGGGTAACAAGGGGAATACGATTTGCGGATGAGCGATTTCGGCGTGCGGTTCAAGCAAGTTCGCAAGACATCCGGCCATTCCCAGGAGGATGTCGCTGCCTTGATGGGCGTATCGAGGGTCGCTGTGTCTCACTACGAATCAGGCCGCAACTTCCCGGCCACAGAGCAACTGATTGCGTTCTGCCGCGAAACAGGCACGTCTTTAGACTGGCTTTTGCTGGGCCGGCAACCAGAAGGCGTTTATGAGCGCCGCATCCATGAACTGCCCGAAGGTCTCAAACTGTATGTGCTTGAGGCGCTGATTCTTGCCGAGCGGGTATCGCAGTCCCTGCCCGCGCAATTCCTTGCCCCACCCACTTCTAAGAACTACGTCGCCTTCAGCGAGTACCTGACAAAGCTGTCAGAGCAGGCCGAAATAAAATAATTCGTAACATGGGCTTGCGTACGACGTAACTTCGGGTTACTATTCCCTCACACCGCACTGAACGCGGCATGGAGGGAACGATGTTTGATCTGAACGCAGCACACCGACGCGCTTTTGATGAAGTCTGGGACGCATTGCCGTCCAACGATCCCGTCCCGGCACTGTTTGCCGCCGGATATACGGTCGGGGCGCAGGAAGACCTGGCGCAGTGGCTCATGGAAGAGGAAGTCTGCACGCCCGCCCAACTGGTGCGCGCAGTCCAGGCCGGCACTCTGGCCGCCTGGTACCACGAGTTCAGCAACGCCTGGGCAACCCGTCGAGCCTGGCAACTGAAGCGCCTGCACGCACTCGGCGAAGACATGTCCGATGCAACGGAGGGCTGGCAATGAGCACTCTGACTCTGCACACCAGCGAGCCGGTCAGCATCAGCACGCAGGACATTCACGGAGGCGTCTGTGCGCCTTTCCGTGTGCTGAAGGTCTCCGTTGTCTGCAACGACGGTCACCGCATGACTGTCGACATCTGTTGCCCGATTGACTCGACGCCGGACATTGACCTGTCTGCGCAGCAAGTCGTGTTGCGCAAGGAGGCGGCATGACTGCACGCCAACAGATTGAGCAGGCGGGCCGTGCGCCCGTGCTGGGCTGGTGCGACCAGCGCCGCAAAGGCCACCCGGTGAATCTCACCAAAACGGACATCCGCAAGACATGGGCAGCAGTCCAGAAAGTTCAGGAGAAACAGAAATGAGCAACTCGCATTCAACAAGGTACGGCCAAGGCTGGCGCGACTGCCAGCAGCAACAGCGGCAGCACGATGCCGCAGAGGGAATCATCAACGCGGCCATCTGGGGCGCTGCCCTGTGGGCGGTGCTGGGCTTGGTTCTCGTAACTTTGTGGGGAGTGATGCTGTGAAGGTCTATCAAGCAATTGCAGCAGTGGCGGCAACGATGGCAGAAGCCGGCATTGCAAAAGCCCGCAAGAATCAGGCGCAGGGCTACTCGTTTCGCGGGATTGACGATGTGTATAACGCGCTCGGGCCGGTACTGGCTCGCAACGGGCTGGTTGTGCTGCCACGCACCCTGAGCCGCGAGTGCATAGAGCGCCAGACGGCAAAAGGATCGCCGCTGTTTTACGTCACCGTCGAAGTCGAATTCGATTTCGTGTCCGCAGAAGACGGCAGCAAGCACACCGTCAAAACATACGGCGAAGCGATGGACAGCGCAGACAAGGCCACCAACAAGGCCATGAGCGCGGCTTACAAGTACGCAGCAATGCAGGCGTTTTGCATCCCGACAGAAGGTGACAACGACGCCGACGCACACACGCATGACGTTGCGCCAAGGCCCGCGCAGCGCGTCAACGACGCGGAAGCTGCACTCATCTTGGACAGCCTTAGAGAAGCTGCTGTAGACGGCCTGGAAGCCCTTCAGGCGCGGTTCAAGTCCATCCCCAACAGCCCGACAAAGACCGCCGTCTGGACGCAGCACCAGGCCGCATTGAAATCAGCCGCAGAGAAGGTGCCAGCATGAACACGCAAACCTATCCCAACAAACCGATGCGCAGGCGTGGCGATGTTTTCCGTAGCGATGCCACCGGCGCGTTGCGCAACCTCGTTGATGTAGTGCGGCGCAGAGATGCCGACTATGTGATGGCGCACCAGTGCAAGCCGGCAACGGACGAAGACTTAGGCCGCGCGCTGTGCCGTGCAGAAGATGCGTTGGACGAACTGGACGGGCGGCTGTGAACGACGCAGAGAAGTCTGCGTTCCTGTCGGCTCGCTGCGGCAAGCTCACGGCCAGCCGCATGCATCAGGCGCTGGACATGACGGCGAAAGGCGCTGAAGGCGCAAAGCGTCGAGCACTGAAGTACGAAATTCTTGCCGAGCGCATCACCGGCGACACGGTGCCGCACTTTGTCAATTCGTTCATGCAGTGGGGCATTGAGCAAGAGCCTGCCGCGAAGTCGGCATTTGAACTTGCAACGGGTCAGCTGATTACCCCGTGCGGGACGATTGACCACCCAGAGATTGATTTGTTTGCAGCAACTCCCGACGGGTTCCTGCCTGGCGGCGTAATCGAGTTCAAGTGCCCGCAGACGACGACGCATGTTTCGTGGCTACTGGCTGGCGGCGTACCAGACCAGCACAAGCCGCAAATCCTGGCCCAGTTGGCATGCACGGGCCGCGAGCATGCGGTGTTTGTCTCTTTCGACCCGCGTGTGCGTGATCCTCGCAAGCAGTTGCACATCGCTGAGTGGACGCCTAAGCGCGAAGAGGTCGAAGAGATCGAAGAACACGCCCGCAAATTCCTTGCGGAAGTGGAAGCAATGTTTGAACAACTAACGGAGAAAGCATGAGCACTCAGTTTGACAACAACAACACCGGAGTTATTTCCAAAAACCTGCGAAAAGAAGCGGACACGCATCCGGACGTGAAAGGCCAGATCACCGTAGAAGGTGTTGAGTATTGGCTAGATGGTTGGCAGCGACAGCGCAACGACGGCACGGGTTCTTTTTACTCGCTGCGGGTTAAGCGCAAAGACGCTCCTGCTGCTGCGCCCAAGCCCTCACAAAAACCCGCACCGCGACGCGCGCAAGAAGACGAAGACATCCCGTTCTAGGCAGACCCGGCGAGTCATGGCAAGGCGGGGTCACGCATGGCGCGGCATGACTAGGCAGGCGTGCCTTGGCGCGGCTCGGCAAGGCACGGCAAGGACTGGCGAAACAAGGCAGGCGTGGCTGGGCAGGGCGGGGCGAGGCGAGGCGACACCCGGCGCGGTGAGGCAGGCAGGGCGTGGCTTGGATCGGCGCGGCAGCGCAAGGCCCGGCGAGGATTGGCAGGCAAGGCGTGGTCAGGACAGGCGCGGCGCGGCGGGGCGGGCGGGGCGGGGCAGGCGAGGACTGGCATGGCCCGGTAACGCGGGGCACGGTGTGGCAGGCGAGGTGTGGCGGTGATTGGAAAGGAAAGGCAAGACATGGCGGGCACGGTAAGTCCATTCGACACGCGGCACCTGCCGCAGCTCCAAGAAGCATTCGGCAAGCAGTGGGTGCCGCATGCAGGCAGGCCGAAAAAAGCGCGCGACACGCTCACGCCTAAGCTGCGGGCCGCTGAGCGCCTGCTGCGAAACCACGGGTACGAAGTGCGGAAACCTGGTGAATGAGCTGGCTTTATTCGCAGGCGCTGGCGGCGGAATACTTGCCGGAAAGTTGCTCGGATGGAGAACCGTCTGCGCCGTCGAGTGGGAACCCTACGCAGCTTGCGTACTTGCCGCCCGACAGAATGACGGCCTTCTCCCGCCTTTCCCGGTTTGGGATGACGTTCAGACCTTTGACGGAAGACCATGGGCGGGAATTGTTGATGTCGTATCTGGCGGCTTTCCGTGCCAGGACATCAGCATCGCCGGGAAAGGCGCAGGCATCACCGGA